AATTGCGTTTTCTTGAAACTTATTCCTCGATACTGTTTACGGCCTGTCCAATCTTTTCCGATAAATTCAGTCCTGAAATTATTACTTGTGGGCTTAAAATCCTCAACCTTGCATACAACGCTACATGTTTGATACATTTTTATCTCCCTTGTATGGCTGCGGCATTTCTTTCCACGCTATGACTCTTGCATTCAGAATCCGCATTTCCAATTTCCACCTTCCGTCTACCGTGTGAGCAACTTCGGTATGGCGTTTCCCATTATCGTACTCAACAGTAACAAGCACATCTCGAGAAGTTTTCTCGAACATTCCTGTTCTCCATTTATTCGTTCCTTTGAACTTTGCAAACATTGAATCTCGTTCAACCGGCATCTCGTCATTAACCCGTATCCAGTCAGATTCGTCTAAGTTGTCCAAATCAGTGATAAGCAGATCCACTGCTGTAAGCAAGTTCGTATGAGAATACCATGCTCTATCCTTATTACTCAAAAGTTCCTGTTTGAATTGGTACAATCTATTTCTGATAATGCTCATTCTCTCGCCTCCGTTTCTTTTAGTTCCTCCTGCAACTTATTGTCAATAGTGGCGAATCATAGGAATCGATTCCATATCAATTATCCTCATCTTCTACCTCCAGTTTTCTCAAATCGTCAACCAACCAGCTTTCGTCTTCTGCTTCAATGAAATCAAACTTTGCAATTGTTATGCCTTCTAAATACAAATATTTGAAGTTACTTCCGTACATAGAGTCAACTTTTCTAGCAAGATATAGTTGCCCTTTTCCATTTCTCAGCATGTAACTCCACGAAGGATCCAGTGCCTCAATAAAACTCTTTTCGGTTTTCGTGAGTTTAGGCTTTTCATACCACTCCAAATCATCTTGCAATTGTTCAATCATACTTAAAACATCGTTCGCAAGAATCATCTGGTCATCATCTGCGAATTTCTTCACTTGTATATGATAATTTAATAATCTGTCTTTTAACCGGCTCATACTTCTTCCTCCGATTCGCTCAGTTCCGCCTGCAACAGATCATCAATTACCGGAAGAATCAGTTTAGGTGCCATCATCATATGAATCTGTGTCGGAGCATTAACAATTTTGAAACACATATCAATATATACCTGCTTTGCTGTCATTCCATCTTTGTACGTATTTACTTTTTCTTTGTTTTGCTGGTAAATAGGGAGTATTCGGCATTTCTCAGCTACTTCATGAATTAACTTCTTTGATTCCTCCGAGAATTCAACAGTACCATCGTCTTTCGTCCGAACCAATTCTAATATCTTAATAATTTTTTCTTCCATAACGCCATTTCCTCCTTGCTTCTACTCTTTTCATGCGATGAACTTCATTTTCCAAGGTATTCACCTGTTTCTGCAGGTCATCCACATCGACCAACAGGTAAAAATCCGGCTGGACCAGTCTGGTCGGGCCTACATTCATATTCATCTCTTTGTGCAATTCCTTGCACTTGTTTTCTCTCCCATGCACTGCTTTATATACTTTCATCATCCACACCTCTCAAGAATTTCTCTGCAAACCCGGTCATATTCCAAAAGCAATGTGAGATCTTTCGTTCGGCTCAGTGGCCGGTCTACAACTTCAACGTAAAATTCTTTCCGGATCATCTGACCGTAGCTCGCAGAGTTATAAACGTCCTGCTTTTTGCAGCTGATCAATTCAGTTACTTCGGATCCAGTGATGGAATACTCCATCACTGTCCCATTCTTTTTGCATAAGTTATATAACGCCTTTGCCATATTAATCACCCGTAATAAATTTCGCTGCACCCATCATCAGAAAACTCAACTTCTTCCAGCTTCCAACCATCGCGCTGGAATTCTCCTCGATATGCTTTTTCGTAATGGTTTTTTACGATTTTTTCAGCCTCTTGCATGTTTTTTGCTTTAACAATTCCGACTGTAGTTTCGCATCGGAATCCATCATGCTGATAATATCTATACAAATTCATTTATTTCATCCCCTTTCAGTTATGTGTGGCAATAAAGTTCTCCATAGCCCATCTATTCCCGGTAGCAGCCACCTGTGCTCTGGTTCGCTCATACGAACTGAGAGGTCTTCCAGATATTCTTCTGGTTTCTTCTGCCGGAAGAAGTCCCTTCCGGCGAAGATTTGCAAGTTCCTCTGGTGTTGCGTCTTTGATATCTTTTACTGATATGATCTCAATCATGTTTATGCCTCCCTTATCGCAACCGGAAGCACCATGGCTTTCATGTCGCTGTCCTCTGCTTCCACAATCATCGGTGTTCGTGGGCTGGTAAAGCCCAGTGCAATATTGTCGCAGGTAAAAGCTTTCAATGTTTCAAGAACCAGTTTGGAATCAAATCCCAACCGTATGGATTTGCATACGGTTTCCTGGAGCGGCACCTGTTCCTGATAGTCTGCCAGCTTATCCCGAATGCTGATATTCAGCACATCATCTTCTATCCGGAATACTGCCGGCTGTTTTTCCTCTGTACACATCTTTGCTCTGGTCATTGCTCCGATCAGGGCCGTGCGGGATGCGCATGTATTGATTTCACCCTCAGTAAACATCTTCTGATACGGAAAATAATTTCCTGTAATCAGTCTGGTGTAAATGGTGTATTCGTCAGATTTGAACACCGCGCTGTTTTTGGTATATGTAAGAGTCACATCGTCGATCACGCCCATGGAAATCAACTTCTTGGCGGTTGCCTTCGGCACGATCAGTTTCATGTCCTTTGCGCCTTCTGCTTTAACAGAATCTACTGCGACCACGTGCCCGTCCAGTGCGGCAAGGGAAACTCCGCTGTCTGTACCCTCGAAATAAATTCCGGTCATCTGTGTATTCGCACCGCCGTCAGCTGCTGCATAAATAACATGACCTATAGCCTCCATGATCTTTTTACCATTCAATTCCACTCCATCCGCTTCCGGATCCTCTGTAATATCAAAATTGAATTCTTCCGGAGGATAACTCTGGTATTTGTTTTTAATTGCTCCTATCTTGATCATAACTACATTCTTGTCGGTTGCGCTAATGTCGATTTCTCCATCCGGAAGATTTTTGATCAAGTCAAAGGCTTTCATTGGAATAATAAAATAACTGCCTTCTGAGGCCTCTAATTTGACCTTCATTGTAATCTCGGAGTTGGAGGCGATTAAATACCCGTCCTTTACCAGAATTCCTCCCAGAGCCGGAAACTGATCGTTCTTCTGCACAATACTTTTTAATTTGTCAATAACTCTGGCGATCTCATACTTCTGTACTTTCATCTTCATTCCTTTCCCGGAGAACAATACCATCGAGGTACTTCACCACTCCGTTTGAATATTTGATCCTGTAAGGTTCCAGTTCTTCCCGGTTCATGTACTTGTGTCCGTAAATTTTCTTCATATCCCGAAATACCACCCACGGAACCCGGTAGAATTCTTTAAATTCCAGAGACACAACCAAAAAGCACATTGCCCCAAGCTTCATATACCTTTCAAAGCACGCCTGCTGTTCAGCAGTTACTACGTCCCTGCTAATCTTATCTTTGTCCGTATGCTTTGCATCGAACAAGATCATGGTTGAATCCATGAGAATTCCTTTGAAATCAGGCTGAGCCTGTTTAGTGAAACAGCAGATGAACTGCCCTCTGTTCCTGTCCATTGCCTTCAGTACCTTAAATGCTTCCGGAGTTTTATCAACTGCTGCAATTCCTCTTTCTTCATAGAATCTGGATGCCGCAAGTATCATTCCCTCAAAATGTTCCCCGTTAGATCTGCTCTGCAGACCTCTTATCGAACGCTTATAAGTATCCATTTTCTTCCGCTACCTTTATAAGTTTGTTTATTGTTACTGCTCCAATTCCCGGAATCTTATTCAGCTGAAGGAATGCGATAAACTCCTTTGCTCCCTCTCCGGTTTTTGAAACACTGGCTTTTCCACAATTAAAGCCTTCACTTCGCGCTTTTTCCACACGATCCTCCACATAATGCACAAGCTGTTCATCTGTCTTCTTTCTCATTTCCACAGCTTTTTTATGAATAAGGTTTTCATCAGTTGTTCTTCTACAGCTTCTCTTTGCCATCTTCAATCTCCTTTTTATTTTCCAGGTCCGGCACCGGTATATTATGACCAGTCAGCCATTTTGCAAAGCAGGAATGACACATATGGCCAAACGATGTCGCCTTGCCGCCCCTGACCGCTCTTGCTGTCAAGGTAACCATCTTGTTTTTATCTTCTGTCTTTCCGCACAACATACAGTTGCCACTGAGTTTTTTATTGACTTTCTCGCTTCTTTTTCGAATCTGCAGTTCCTTCGGATAATCCCTGCGCATATTCTTCTCGCCAACTATCGGAATCAGGCTGTCTTTCATAAATACCGGTATCCCGTTGTAATCAGCTTCTACAACAATTCTCTTGATCCATTCGAATTCAGGAATCACTTTCTCTTTCCTGTGTCCTGTCTCGGCACCGATGATTATCCAGTTCAAATATTTCAGTGCAGAAATGTTTTCATCTATATCTTCGAGCAATGGCTCTATACTAGCGAAAGTGTTTAACAGGCTTGGAAGCTGGTATATCCGTTCCATGTCCTCACTATTCGTCACAGTTGTTCCATACCACATATTCCCTTTTCCAGAAGGCACACCGTACTGGGTGTACCTTTTCGGATTCTTTGTGAGAAACAGGTAATTGTGCTGAGGATGTTTTGCACAAGCGTAAAGGACATCCTCTATCCAGCTGTCAGGAATCCACTCTCCAAATATGTCTGCCATTGCTCCAACAAATATATTTTGCCCCTGTTTCAGTTTGTCCAGTGTGTCATATCTGTATATGTGCAATGTCGGTTCAAACCCAAATGGATATATGACAGGCTTTCCATCCTCATTCATGAACGGTTCATCCAGGACAAACAGATCTCCCTCCATTCGATATTGGTCTGTCTGGACCATATTTCTTTTCATGTTTCCGCAAAAACGGAGTGACATCTTGTCAGCGTAGCAGTAAGAACAGCCATGCCGACAACCGGTAATTGGATTCCATGTATGATCACACCATTCGATACCGCTCTTATTCATTGGCCAGCCTCCTTCCTGCATGTTCAAGGATTTTTTCTTCTTCCCACTTCACTTCGGAGAAGTCAATCTTCTGTCCACACTCGCTACAATATTTCGGTTGAAAGTTCGGCCCCGCATTCAACACATGATTACATCTAGGACAATAACAAGGCTTATGCTCCACATATGTGAATCCGTATTTCCGGTAAACTTCCGTTCTTACAACTGGTTTTCGTGCTATAAATTTCATCACTCCACCTTCTCTCCATACTCGATCACGTATTCGTACTGAGCTGATTTTCTGTTTTCGCCTCCGGGAACTTCTTTTCTGACAATCTGGACTGCATATCCTGCTTTTGCCAGCATGGAGACCATCTGCAATCGGTCTTCTTCGTTCCACTGAACACTTCCTTTTCGAATACTTCTAATGCTCTGTTTTGCCATTATCCGCACTTCCTTTCCATCTTTTCTTCCCGTTCTTTCATCAACTTCTCAAACGCAGCTACGAAAGCTTTTACCGATGCCGGCATCCCACAGTTGTGACTTCCCCTGCACTGGATCACGCGACCATTGTTATATTCCATTGTGAAATATGGTGTATCGGGTTCTTCCACTCTGCGCACAAAGAAGATGTGTGTCTGCCCTTTGGCCACTCGGCCAACGTAAGCTCCAACACAATGGTCAAGGGCAGCTCCTTCATTCTTGATTTCCTGTGCATCTCTTGGCACTCTCAATATCAATCCTTTTCCTTTTATCAGGAAAGCGTTATCTATGCCGGCATTCTCTTTGAGCATTTCCTCCAGAAGTTTTTTCATGACCTCAGCCTCTCGCTTTATCCGTTCTTCTTCCCGACGTTTCTTTTCTGCGGCCTTTTTATCTTGTACTGCCTGATATTCCGCAGCTGTCCTGTCATGAACTTTTTTGAAATTCTTCGGGAAATAGAAGAACATATTGGTGAGGTCATATTTCAGTTCTTTACACCAAGCCAGATAATCCAACCAGTCCTTGGCACAATTCTGCAAACGTTCTTCCCTGATATCCGGTCTTTCTTTGCGCTGCATATAAGAATATCTCCAACACCCTCCACGCTCTCCTACTCGATAATTGGAACCTTCGCGCTCGATATATCTGCAGATCTTATGAATCGTTGAATGTCTGTTTTCTTTCCGTATCAGCGTTGTATTGCATCCAAAGAGTTTATAGAACCGTTCCAATTCTTCCGCTTTCAGGTTGTATCCAGAACTTTGTGCTTCCTGCAATAATCTCAGCTCGTCGATATTTCCATCAATAGACTGCAGTACTCGTGTGTTCTCCTTTGTAAGGCCAAGGATTCCAAATATTGTTTTTCCATTTTTTCTAAGTCCCCTGACCCCATTCCGGCTTTCATATCCAAAGGCACCATCGTGATACTCATTGATTAGATGCGCGGCCAGTTTATACAATCCCATTTTTATAAACCATTCAAGCTGCGGAAACTTTCTGTATCTGTTGATTGCCTTTGCATAATGTATCTGTTCACTCGGTCTATTCTCCGCCAAAATTTCCAACGCCGAGTATTTCATCGGAGTATCTTTCCATGCTTCCGGCAGGTTTCCGGGATATAAGGTGCAGTATGAACTTTCTCTGTATCCTTCATCTGTGCACCACCGTACAATACCAGTCTGTTTATACTCTCTGTATTCATAACTGCTGGTGCATGGCGTTCCGTTCGGTGCAAATTTGTAAAATGTCCTTACAATCTCAAATAATCCATCATTTGTCTTTCCATCCGGCTTTACTTCTCTGTATGCTGTAAAATACCGCCACAGGAACCCCTCTTCTCTTGGCTCAATAAATGAAACAATCCTCCTGTCACATATGCGTGCCGGCATCCTGCCTCTGGCTTTAATGGTGACCGAACTTCCACAAAGGGGGCATATCCCCTTCTCGTTATTTCTTAACCGAATTTTCGTTCTGTCTACCAGTGTCACCCCATTACAATGAGTGCAATGCACCAGAGCCTCATTCTTTGATCTTGTTGAGTAAATCAGATATCTGCTGAATGACATCGCCTTATCTGATACCCAGTTTTTAAATTCATCAGGGATTTCTTTGACCGTTTCCATAAGCGCATCAATTGGATTGGTTTCTTTGGCATGTCTTTCATCAAGACGTTTTTGTTTGACCATATCCTGAAAGCGTGTCACAGCTGTCCAGTCTCTTGCATCTTTCTCTGTGCTCCATTCTTTGAAGAATTTTTTCATACGTTCAAGATCTGCGTCTGTCCAGAAAAACATATTCGGAATCCAGATGTTCTTTCTGTTTTTGCTGTCCCAATGATATTTGTATAGATCAATGCACTCCAGTCCCTCAAAAGAACCCATCAGCCATTTTGCCTTTTCAGTAGATAAATCCTGTGTTATATAGTCATTTTTTGAAAGAAATGTGCGAATCTGGGCTTCTCTCTTTCCTTCTTTCAGCCCCTTTGTTGGATAAAATGTCACCATCAAAAGATCTTTTTCGATATCTTTGGTCGTTACAATATGTGTACCGGCAGCTCGTTCTGAAAACCTAACCATTTCGTCCGTAGCTTCCTCTCTCGGAATCTTCGCCAATTTTCTCTTTTCCATGCGACAGCCTCCTACAGAAGATCGAACAATGACATCTGTCCAGACAGTTCTCTGCTTTTGGTACTGGTTTTTTCAGTTTTTCGCTGCTTAGAAGCAGCATCTTTTTTCACTGGCTTTTCAGAAATCTGAGGTTTATCTTTTGTTTCCTGTGATTTTTTCTTATTATCTGTGATTTTTTTGGTAGTTTTTGTAGGTGTAACCGATTTTTTTGTTATCACAGGCTTTTTGCCTTTTTCCTTTTTAACAGGTTCCGGCTTTTCATATTTGTGGTAATAATCCTCAGCCCATTCATATACAACCTGGTCTTCAACTGCAGCGGATCTGCCATTCGACTGCTTCCTGGCCTGTTCAACGATATAACTAAAGCACTTGTTCCAGGTCTTTCCCTCCTGCATCACATCTTCAGCAAGTCCCTGATCCTCTTCGCATCTTTTCATCAGGTAAGTAATGACCGGATCCGCAAAGTTCTTCTGGGTTGCTTTTTTCTTTTCAGCTTCCAGTTTTTCTCTGGCTTTCTGCTTTACCGGCTTTGCATTTTCAGCTTCTGCTGCTTCAACTTCTTCTTTTGTCGGAGCTGGAATCCCGGAAACAACATCAGCAAGAGAGGCTTTTCCCATTGGAACTGTATCCTCTTCTTTTGATTCATCGCCTTCCTGGGCCTCTAATTTGCCCTCTGTCGGTTTCTCTTCCTGTTCCCCTATTGTTTCACTGCCTGCAACCGTTCCCGTCTCTAAACGGTCAGTATCAGCTTCAAGTTCCTGTTTTAACTGTTCTGACATTTGTAATCTCCTTTCTCGAAATCAAAATAAAAAGTAATCTTCCCAGGGTTGCGTTCTTCCATCGGAGTTATCCATGAACCGCACATTTCTTTAAATATCTGAATCTGCCGTCTACAGTTCCATTCTCCCCTGAAATAAAACGGTGTGTACCAGAATTCCTGTCCCGGCTTTTCAACCGGCATCAGTGGATCTCCGCACACCGGATTGGATATCGTATTTGCAACAGCCACCCAGCCTGCGCACCCAAGAAGCGAAAGCTGTATGTAACACATCTGGGCAACTACCCTGTCTATGTCATTGGCGGTGAACAAAATCCGTGTCTGATAATTTATCTTTTTTCTGTGGAATATGTTTGCCGCTGCTACAAGAGTTGCTCCTGCTCCACACGCCGGATCATTGACAGATATCCATTCCTGTTTTTCCAATGTCTGTACATTGTCATTGATTGTTATGCTTGCCATACATTCACAGACATTGTATGGTGTAAAAAACTGCCCTTTCCAGTGGTTCCCTAGCTCAAGGCTCATGTACAGTTTTCCAAGAAAGTCCTGATCTGGATTGCGTTCCAGTGCCTCAACCACAATCGCAAAGCATTTGGCCGGCTTCTCTACCCCGCCAAGGCGTTTGATGCACTCTGCATATTCTTTCTCTCTTGCAGTGTATCTCGGTTCCGTCTTATCAACCGAATTCGCCAGTGTGCAAGCCATTGCCGCCATTAGATCGGCCCACACCTGCCATGAACTCCGGCTGTAACACAGCTCTTGAAAGACTTTTATGAATTCTTTCTCTGTTCCCTGTATTTTCTCTATCTGCTCCATGCTGTCACCTCTTGAATCCGTGTTCCCGCATTAGCATATCTATATACTCTGGTGTCGCACGTTCTGGTTCTTCTGCTATCTGGTCCCGGTGCTGTTGTTCTATTGCCGCATTTTCGTGTGTGGTAAGCTGTGCAATATATTTATTTTTCGCTTCCAGAATACTCGGAGGAAGCTTTGCATCATTCGTCTTGCGCTCGATCAGGGTTGAATATATCTTGAAGAAATGCGCTCGGACAGCATCCTGGTTCTCATCAAGGCATATCTCCCGGAAGCCAAGCCGCTTTACCGCCTCTCTGACTATTGGTGTCAGGCTTTCCAGTGCCTCTTCCTGCCTGTAATATCCATACTGGCTGATGGCCTTCTGGACTTCTCCCCAGGCTTCTCCCTGGTCTTTGAGGTGTGGAACTGTGTATTCTGCACATTTCTCCCGTATCTCAGATATCTGCGGCGGGTATGTATGAGTGGCAAACAGTTCCATCAATGCTGTTTCGCAAAGCTTATAGTCCAGATCTCCAAGCATGCGGTACCACATTCTGATGCTGTATTGGTCTGGCATGACATTAAATGTTGGATAGGCACTTTTGATTGAAACTCTGATAAAATCAAATTCTTGAGGTGTCACTTCAATCACCCATCCCTTCGCACCAGCCGGACGTTGCCTCCATATACTGATCCGTTGACATGTTCTTTGTAGCTGCAGGTGCTTGCGGTGTTCTGGATGCCGGCATTGAATTCTGTGAACGTTCTAACCAACCAGTGATAAATCTCTTGATTCCTCTCGGTGTCTTACGATTACGAGGGTGACTGTCAAGCCATGCCGCCATTGATCTAAACTCCTGTTCAACATCCAGTGCCGGAAACAATTCTCTCAGTGAATTGAGATAATCAAATGTCACATCATAGTTTCCAGATCCTGTAATCAACGGAAGAGAAATGAATGTGTTCTGCTTGGAGTCTTTAAGCTCCAAGCTAATGTTTTTATTATCTTTACCTTTATTCTCTGTTCTCTTATCTCTATTCTCTGGTGCCCGAACGTCCGACATTTGTCTGGACATTTGTCCTTCTTTATCCTCAACAATCCTTGATTTTTCGGCATTTATAGTTGCTCTGTACTCTCTTTTTCTGTCGGCTTCATTAGAACTCCGTCCTATAAAATTCTGGATATCAAGCATATAAATTGCACCATTATCCAAAATTTCAATGAATCCCATGGAGGTCAGCACTTTCATCGCTTTTTCAACAGTTCCAACTTGATGGTGTGTAATTGTTGCCACCATATCCGGCGTATAAGGGATAATTCCCCTATACATAAGCCGGCCATCCTGTCTTAAACTCATTAAATAGAGTTTAAGTAAGATATCACTATAGATATATCCATCTTTCATTCCTTGCAGGAGAAGCATATCTTCTGAATCAAAGAAGCCTTCTTTCAGTTTCAGGTAATAATAAGTTTTCTTATCTGCCATCTTTCCCTCCTGTTAGTAGATTACTTTTGAACCATCATCTGTTTTAATTACTGTCACAGCCTGGCCAAATCTCGCTTTCATGGCATCGTCATGAGTTATAGCCATAATCTTCACATCAGAATATCGATCACGAATCGTCTCAAGGGCATCTACATAAGCCTGTGCACCCTCATCATCAAGGAATGGTGGTTCATCAATAAAGAGCATTCCAAGCTGTATTCCTGCCGCTGTTGCCTTGATTTCGGACAATGCAAGGATAACAGCAAGAGAAGCTTTAACCTTCTCGCCTCCGCTCTTGGAAGCATATGGAAGAGTTGTCTTGCCATATTCGTTGATCAGAACATCCAGCGTTGCCTTGTCTCCGTCCTTTCCTTTGACGGTGCGCTCCATCACAAATTCCACTCCCATCGTTCCACCAGTCATCTGGCCGAGAATATTGTTCGTAGTATCTGTGATATGAGGAATGATGTTCCTGATGATCTGGTGCGGAACTCCGTCCTGTGAAAATGCCTGTTTCAAAGCCTCGTAGCAATCAGCTTTCTCAGCTGCAACAGCAATACCTTTATTCAAAAGAGCTATTTCAGAACGCATTGCCTCAACATCTTCAACTCTCTGTGTCAGTACGCCTTTTTGAATCTGCGCTTTTTCAAGAGTTTCTTTTGTAGATTTTAATCTTCTCTCAACTTCTTCAAGAGCTTCACTGCCTTCAATATCTTTTCTTAATTCTTCCAGTTTTATTTCCGCTTCACGAAGATTGTTATGTAAAACAAGTTCGTTGGCATCTTCCTTGCTCCGTTCCTGATATAATTCAGTAAGTCTCTTATCAATATGCTGTTTTCTTTCTTCATACACCGGAAGTTCCTTTTCCTGGTCTGCAAAATGTGCTACCGAATTTCTTTTACATACAGCATCATCATGCTTAATAACGGAATCAGATAACGCAGCAACAATATCAGTTGCTTTCTGGGCCTTTATATTGAGCTCTAAGAGGATTTCTTCATACTGCCCTATCGTTTTACTGTTGGTGTTCTTTTCTGTCTCTAAACGGGCGATTTCAAGTTTCTTTTTCTCGGCATCCTTTTTCAAGTTTTCATATTTTACAAGTGCACGTGCTTTTCTTATCAAAAGTTCTAATCTTTCAGCATCATATCCGATAATACAAATTTCATCCTGTTTTTTGGATATTTCTTCGTCTCGTTTGATCCTCAATGCTGCTATTTCTTCCTCACATTTTTCCAGATGGTCTGCTTCTTCTGGTAAACTCTTTACATCATCGATTGCTTTTGCGAGAA